ATCTTGATGAGTTCAATCTTCTTTGGAAACCTTATCCACACTGCCGGAATATTCCTTGACCCACCATTTTACTGGGGGATCCGTCCAGTTCTTTCCATAAGGAGGAGGCTGGCATGTGCTCGAAAGCACATGTTCGTACCATTCCAAGACAGTTTGACGATCAATACCCACCCTTTGTCCAGTGGCTGGAAGTCCATTAACAATGGAGTCTTCCAATATATCCACCAACACACCCCTGTCTCCAGGGAAATGTGAAAAAGGTGTGTATCTAAACGCCATAAGAGTCCTCTCGTCGAGGATCTCAGTCTTTTCCTTAAACCAAGAACCTTTAACCTTATGGAAAAGGCTGTCGGGTTTACTCGGATTCAAGAATTCGACTAACCTATGAAAGAAGCTTGTATGACAAACTCTCCCACGGGCTTCTGGCAATTTAGCTTCAAACAACTCTGTCTCCGCAACCACTTCATTGAGAGGTCGAGAAAGACCTTCAGAATGATTGCACCCATAAGGAGGCAGGTAACGCTTTACTTGCTGATAAACAGCTCGTTCACGTCTGCGAAGGAGTGGTTCAAAGTGCTGACCGAATGTCCGCATCAATTCAATAAAATTATTTGAATTGGGGTCTCGCCATTTAAAAGCCGAAACTACTCGTTCGGGGGTGATTATCTTCCCAGCGAACTCTGTTAAACCTGAAGAAATGATGGTTTTATCAGGATTATACGGACACCCAAGAAGTTTTAGTGTTTGTATATAGCGCTCATACGTAGGTTGATGAAGAATAATTACATCATCACCCAAGACGAAGAACCTATTAGGAACTCCACCTGATAGCATGTGCAGCAAAACACCATGTGTCAAGGCAAATGCAGGAAAGCTTGGGTATAAACCCATAGGCTGACCATTCGTCCATCGAACAACAAGTGACGGATGTCTGCATGTCCAATCTGACCTCGACAACTCCTCAAAAAGTTCAATATCAGGCACAGGGCCAAATATAGCTCTCAACACTGATAGCTGTAACTTCAAAGGAAAGAAGTCTGTAGCTGAAGAGAGATCAACAGCGAATGCCGTTCCTCCTTTTTTGAGGTGTTCTTGTACAAAGGGATAAGGCTTGTACTGATTAAAAGTGCAATCCCAGGGAAGTGAATCCAGCATATGAAATAATGCGGAACCCAATGGTTGCAAAGCCAATTGGTGAATTCTATATGGGCTTGCTATCCAACGAACTTTCCAGCCTCCATCCTTGGTTAGAGGACAAAGACGACCAGCATCAACCGGCATAAATGGCGGTCGAAGCTTGCTGTGAACAGTCTCAAAAGGACCGTATTCGGATAGGTGGTAAACCGATCCGCTTAAGCCTTGCAAGGGCTCACACAGGGAAATGTTGTCTAAACCTTCCAACACCTTGGTGTAAACGGTGTAGTGGCGGTTCAAGAATAACTGATTGTATGGATCACGGATCCACATGAGTTCCTTCTCGAGATCTTCTGATTGGTTAACAGAAGCGGAGCCCAAAGGAAAAACGGGCGCCTTTACCGCGACTTTACCACGGAAGGTCAGGAGGGGTTGATGAGGTCCCAACCTGTTATCAGTTCCAAAAATGGACGCTGCGTGTTGAG